ACCAACCCACGATTCACTAAATGGTGGAGAAATAATGTGATTGGCACAGAAAAATAATTATATTTACGTTATAAAATAAAATAAAAGTTATGATAAAAAGTAAAAAGAAATCAGGTATTGAAATTGATTTAACAGGTCCAGATGGTAATGCATTTTTCCTATTAGGAACTGCAGGTAAATTATCTCAACAATTGGGATTAGATAAGAAAGTTATTAGAGAAGAAATGATGGCAGGTGATTATGATCATTTAGTAAACACATTTGATAAACATTTCGGACATTTCGTAACATTATATAAATAAAATTAAAACAATGGCAAAAGAAGTAAAAACAACAGTAGAAGAAAAACAAATCGTATTAACTAAAGAACAATATGATATATTGTTTAAAGTTAGATCATTATTAGACAATGCTTCAGACTCATTAGATGCAATTGATGGTGATGAAAATTTATTCTACATTGGTAAGCAGATAGGTAATGCTACAAATGATATCATTATTGCATTCAATGATTTAGGTGATTTGATTGACGCAACGAATCCTAATGATGTAAGTGATGAATGGGAAATTGAAATGAATTAGTATTTAAGGTTAGTAAATTTGGATAGGCACCGCAAGGTGTCTATCTTTATGTCATGACAAATTTAATCATTCATCCATCAGATCGCAGTACGGATTTCCTAAAACCGATATATGCGAACATAACCGATGCAACCATTATTAATGGTGGAATAGATAAAGCACAAATCGCTAAACTAATTAGCGAACACGATCGAATTATAATGATGGGACATGGCTCACCATCAGGTCTATTTAGCTGTGCTAAATTTGGGGATAATGATTATAGTGGGTTTGTAATTGATAGTACAATGGTACCACTATTATATGAGAAAGAATGTATCTCAATATGGTGCAACGCAGATAAATTCATGAATAAACACGAACTAAACGGATTCTACAGCGGTATGTTCATTAGTGAAGTAGGCGAAGCAACATACTGTGGATTACCAGGTACAGAGCAAGAGACAGTAACAGCATCAAACGATTACTTCGCTGAACTATTAGGCGAGGTGATTAATGAGCCACTAAGTGTTATATATGAGCACGTTAAGGAAAACTATGGATTGTTATTAGGGTTTAACCCCGTAGCATCATACAATTATGATCGATTGTATTTGGCAGAGTAATGGTCGTACATTGACGTTATAAAATTAAAATATGGAATTAACATTAAAGGAATTAAACGAAATGTATTACTGCTTAACCAAAGTATCAGAAGTAAAAAACACATCATTAATCAACTACAAATTGGTAAATGAAATAATAGACAAGGTACGTGATGAGATTGATATAATGGAATATGAAGAACAAAATAGTTAAAAATGAATATAAGTTTAATAACATCATTAGCACTATTACTACTGCCTTGTAAAATACAACAAGAAGAATTAAGAATAAACTATCTAATTCCAACACTAAAACCAGAGCAAGTAACAGTAACCACTTACACCCCATCAGTAGATGAGTGTGACAGTACACCACATATCACAGCTAGCGGGTTTAAAATAGACACATTAAATCCTAAGCGACATAAGATAATAGCGGTAAGTAGAGACCTAAAGCGTAAATGGAAATTTGGAACTAAGATTAGAATAACGGGTATGGGTAAACATAACGGCACATATATAGTTAAAGATGTAATGAATAAACGTTATAAAAAGCGCATTGATATACTTGTGGGTAAGCAAGACAAGCAGTTTAAATTCACGGGAATTAAAATATATAAAATTAAATAGTATGGCAATTTACAACAACGAAACAGATCCAAACGTTAAAGATTGGGACAAGTGGGAACAAGAACAAATGGAAATACAAATCAATGAACCACGTAGACGATTCGAGCAATGGTGGAAGCAAAATAAAGAACGTATATTAGGAGAAGACCAAGACGCTAATACGGCTAAGAAACCTAAAATAAAACCCTAAAATTCAGCCTTAAAAGGGCCGGTTCACACACCACCTACTAATATCCGTATATACGATTAGGTGTGAATAAATTATATGCAAACACATACAATTATAACATATTATATCAAATTATATTTAAAAACATATAAGCAGTAGATGATGATAATAATGATGGAAACCATAGCACTAATAGCAAACGGCGATCCACAATTCCAAATGAAAAAGCCAACACGATTTGGAGAGACCAAGAGTGGTAAGTACATTGTGTACGAAGATAAAAACGAAACAAATGAAAGAACTAAACAATAAACTAGACGGATTAAACGAGTTAATAACACGAATCGACTCTAAAATATTAGACATCAACACCAAGTTAGACGAACTAATCAAGGCGTTACACGAGTATGATGACGATTTATCAACGTTCGAAGACGAACCACAACAGGGAGCATGTAGTAAGCACGACGAGGCGAGTTGGGACGAAATCGAAGCCAATAAGCGAATGGATGTTATTGGACAGAACGGCAACGAAGGAATCCATTACGTAACGAACGAGGAGGCAGACGAAGATGCTGCTATGTTTAATGACTATGGAATGCGTGTGGGTAAGAATAATAATAACTCAGCTAAACATACGGGCGTAGATAAGAAACGTAACAAACGTAAGTACTACAAACCCAAACAGCAATAACGTAACGGCGATTTTTTTGTCGCTGGGTTGTTTATTTAAGGCGGTGTATTGGCAGCTTTTTTGTCGCCTACAACGTATTGTATAAATGAAATAGCGCGTTTATCTCGCATTATATGCGCGGTAAGCGCGATTTTTTTTGCTGCATGTTAGTGTAATAATGGGTGACAAATGACTACAATGGGTAGTGTATTAGTAGTAATTTTGTAGTAACTACATTTTGTAGTGCGATCGTATGTGACCTGTTTGTTGTGTATGGGGTGTGTTGCGATTGGAGACCGTCTGCCTTTTCCGTGCCACTCCAAACACTTTTCTATCGACAGTATATACTCACAGTAACACTTACTGCGCTTTTGTATTGCAACAGGAAATTTTACTGTACTAAGTTTTGTAGTTGCTGACTATTATTTGTAGTACTAAGTTTTGTAGTAAAAATAAGTATTTGGTTGTGTCAAAATTTTGTCGTACCTTATCACCAATTTGCTTTTTGTTTTGTTGTATTAATGTTTTGTTTGGCAAAGTTTTGTTTGTAGATTGATGTTATAAAAGTTAAAAAATATGAAAATAATTGAAAAAGATTTTATTGTGGGTGGGGCGAAACTAGGCACCTACAACGTATACGAAGATATTGAACCCGAATTAATGCGTTACTGTCCGGGGCAACGTGTATTGCCAGCACCATTTTTTTATGAGTCGGGTGATTCATTTACACTAATAGCTCGACACGAGCCAGGCACTCCTTTTTATCCAAACGGTGGTTTTGAGGTACGCGATAGCGGAGGGGGTGTTCGTCACTACGATCTGGACCAGGTGATCGTGCATCCAGCATCATGTAAGCACCAACCAACGTTGGATCTAATGACGCGACGTGAGGAGCGTGAGGCGGCAGCCGCTGAACGAGCTGTTTTACGCGGTGATAAGGTGAAGGTGAAAGTGGAGGGTGCGCGTAGAGGTAGACCAGCTATTGATCCTGCAGTTAAAGCTGCCCGCGAGGCGGAAGGTGTTTTACGCACCCAGCGATCAGGTGGAAGGAGAGGGCGTCCAGCTTCTGGGGAGCCCAAGACCCAGACGGTAAAAGTCACTAGTGGTAAACGCGGGCGTCCAGCTTTGTCCACAGCTCAGGTAGCAGCTGCTACCGCAGCTAAAGCAGCTACCAGATCCAGATCAGGCGGACGCAGGGGTCGACCTAAATCCACTCGTTAGGATTTGGGTGGCACTGTTTTTTTCCGTAGATTTACGTATAATAAAAATTAAAACGTATGAGTAAGAAATTTAAGTGTATTAAAGGTTTAGCAAACGACCATTTTGTTGTTTGTATGCAGAATGATGTTGTTGAGTTAATATCAGTAGACGAAAATGAAATTGTTGTATTGGGTATTTTTGGTTGGTGTGCTAATGCAGAAATTACTTTTTCCGCTAAAGAATTCGCTAGTAGTTTTTGTGTGTGGATACCTGAACCAGTAACAGTTGGTTAGGCACTGTTCCGTTCTTATCTTCATGTTATAAAATTAATAATTATGAATGAAAGTGTAACGAAAGTAATAGATGTTTTAGCCGATTATCAAAAATATTTTTCCACAAGAACGGATATGGACAACTACACATTGCGAGATGTGATGGGTGCATTAATAAAGGAATTATTAGTGATTGCTGATCAAGCTAAAGCATAGTTTTGTTGGGCATTGTTCCGTTCTTATCTTGAATTATAAAATTAATAAGTTATGAAAATAGAATTGTTTATTAGTAAGGATAGAGTTCCTTATATCGTAGATTTTTTAGGTACAGACAGAGTTACTGTATCAGAGTATAATGAAGAACAAGACATGGTTAGTTTTGAGTTAGACAGTCAGCTAGATTTGTTACACATGTTCCACGCTGGAATTAGATGTGGTAGTGATAGTATGGCTAAAGCTTTGTCCAAATAATTTTTTGGGCAAGGTTTTGTTCCGATCTTCACACTATAAAATTAAAAAATATGAATGTAAATGAATTAAAGCCTAATCAAATGATTTATGGCAACAAAGGAAATGTTTGGACTAATACAGCTCACATTTATGAGTCTGGAAAAGGTAATTTGTGTGGTACACCGTCGTTAGCTACAAACTGGGCTCGCATTGAGGGAGTAAAAGTGATTGGTTGTCCAGAGTGTCTGGCTAAAGCAAACGCCAATTAGTTTTTTGTTACGGCAAGGTTTTGTTCCGAATTTCACAGTATTAAATTAAAATAAAAATAAACAGTTATGTCAAAAGAAACAGGTAAAAGAGGTCGTCCAGTAGTAGCTGGATCAGCTCGTCAAACAAGATTAGATGCGCGTGCTCAAAGAGCAGCTCAAGGTTTATCAACCGGTAGAGGCCGTCCAGCCAACCAGACGTCCGCCAGACAAGCTAAGCTAGCCGCTAAAGCAGCTAAGATCGCAGCTGGTATTGAGATTAAGCGTGGCGCACCGAAGAAAACCAAGTCTGAGCCAGTAATGGCTTAGTCCAGATGGATCCCTAAGCCCGTTGGGCGAGGGGTCCATTTTTTTTCATTATTAAATTTAAGTTATGAGTAAAGTATTTTATATTAAGGAAACAATATTGAGTTGTTTATTAACGTTTATGTTCGGGATGCGAGTGCAAGGTGAGCCGATCAACTTGGAGTACGGTACCCGAGTATCTTTCACCACTAGTGATCCAGACGATCGCCCAGAGGAATTCAGCTGGTACCGTGAGTTTAGAGTGGGTTGTTTACATGGTAAACAGCATGTTCATTTTTGATGTCACTGTTTTTTGTGTACATTGATGTATAATTAAAACATTAAAATATGACTGTACAACAACTAATTGACCAATTATCTAAATTTGATCCTCAAACACCAGTAATTGGTTCAACAACAGACCCTACAGATTACACATTCAAAGTATCAATTGTATCAGTTGAACTTGATAACCCGTATGATGAAAACGGTTTTTCAGATGTGATTGAGTGGGGTGATAATGAAAATGAAGAGGATTTGTATGATGATGAGGGGGAGTATATTGGACCTAAAGTAGTAATTATTAACTTAGGTTTAGTATAAAATTTGGGGGTCACAACCCCCTACCTTACATTCACATTATTAAATTAAAATTAAATTAAAAGTTATGGCTACAAGATCATTAATCGGAATTAACTTAGACAATGGAATCACTAAAGTAATATACTGCCACTGGGATGGTTACCCAGAGCATAACGGTCAGCTGCTAGTGGATAATTACACTTCCCCTTCCGCAGTATTTGAATTGATGGAGTTAGGGGATATGAGTTCACTGGGTGAAACACCAGCTAGCTGCGTAGCCTTCCATCGCGATCGAAAAGAACCATGGGGGATGGTTGAATCTAGAGACATAAATACTAGTGAGCTGGACGCAGTGAGTAAGGATTACGGTGTAGATTATGTATACACTTATAATAACGAATACGAGTGGGAATGCTCCAGACTGGATTACGCGTCTGGGAAGCTAACACCGTTAGATATATTGAGCAATATTGCTCTAAATTAGGTTCATACTTTTAATTTTTAATGGTGATCGAGCTCGGGTTTCTACCCGGGCTCCTTCGCTGACCGTCTGGATCGCGTGCTCACCAGACAGTCGATCACTAGCTTCTCGATCGTTGAGATCCATACGGTATCTTCTGCTCACGGATTCCCCACCTACCACCAAATATATAAAAAAATAGTTATGAATAATTATGAAAGGCAAAGTTAATTACTTATATTTAAGTATATTAAAATTAAAAAGTATGTTAAAAGAATTATTTGAAAGATTATTAGTAGAAATGAAGTATGTAAGTGATGTAAATGAAGTTATTAGTGATGAAGGTATAATGTGTATAAGTGGATTAATTGAATGGGATGAAGTAAATAGATGTTTTGAAGATGTAGATGTAAGTGTAATTGAAGATGAAGTTAAAGATTTTATTAAATGTGAAATTTATAGTGATGAAGATATATTAAAATTAATTTAAAATAATTAAATAAAATGGGGCCTGGCAGGGCTCCATTCTTATCTTTACGGTATAAAAATTAAATAATATGAACAAGAAAGAAATTAGAAGTGCAATTAATAAAGCGGCTTACGAGTACGCTGAGTCATTAGGTTATGAAGTTGAAGACAATGAGGGTGATGGTACCGTATTATTCGTTCCAGACGAATATACCAGTGCAGACGATACGATCACTTGGCATCGTAGCTATCATGAGACATGTGTATTGAATTGGGCAAGTGATAACGTTAGATCAAATGCTGAAATGATAGATGCACACATGAAACCGATCATCGAGCAATATAATAACCAATATACACCGAAACGTGCTACGGCATAGTTCGGTTCGTATATTCACGGTATAAAAATAATGAATATGATAATAAAATTATTAGCAGTATTAGGTGTATTAGTAGTAGCAACAATAATATCATTCGCTATAGCATTACTAATGATAATAGTAGACGATAAAATAAACAATTAATAATATGAGCAAATTAACATTTACAGACGGCGAGTCATTCGATTTAAGTGGTCCATTACGTTTGGAAGAACGATACGATGGATGGTACGTGTTGGGAAACAATAGAATGATACCCGTGGCTAGTCAAGACGCAGGTCGTAGATTGATTGACGATCAAATGGCTGAAGCAATTAACATTATAAACATAATAAACAATTAAAATATGAACGTAAACGACTTAATGAACATGAACGACATGTACTATGTAGGAAACATAATCGATGTAGATGGAGATGGATGGGTAAGTAAACAAGAAGCACAATCGATATTAGACGAACTAATGGGTGATGAAGGTAAAGGCTACGGTGATGAATCCCCAGATGAATATAAACGTATGATGGCTCAAGTGGGAATTAAATTATAATAATAAAAATTAAACACATGATAGCAATTATTGAAGTAGTATTACAGGTAACATTAGTATTAATAGTATTCATCGCGGGATACAGGATTGGTGAGGTAGTGACCGAGGAGTACGCGCATGACAAAAACATGCACGAGTAGCGCGCGCGTACAAAAATCTCGCGCGTGTACAAAAAAGCTGGCGATAGTTGGCTTTTCGTGGACGATAGCGGGCGATAGCGACCCGATAGCGGGGTGTGCGCGGAATGCTCCCACGCCAATTGCGGTCCATCGACGGCGCGCACAAAAAAATATGCAGCTATGGGTATTCTCAACGAAAACACGATCTCTACGCCCCGACAGTATATACGCATATCCCAATTTCCGAAATAACCCCTTTACAACCACTTTGTAAAATCCCAAAATCTCTTTTAATACAATTTTTTTGGTATGGCAAAGTATATACGTTATAATATGTATTGATATGAAAAAATATACAGGCGAAATTTTATTGACGAAAGAAGCGTTTGAAATATACGCGTGTCAATTACGCGAAGAAACAGCAAAACAACACGGACTAACATTAGAGGAATGGGACAAAGCCATAGCCGATATGGGTGTTGTACAACAAATAGTACGCGATCATGTATCGGGTTCAACAAAATAATGTGTATATGGCACGACTCTTACCTATATTTCCCAGTATAAACAACAAGTTATGAAAAATATTACACGTGACGACGATAAATCTAATTATGAGATACTGGATATGCATGATCAATTCGTCTGTCAGAAAGCTAATGCTTTTACTCTCACCCCCGATCCACTTGATCCTAAGTGGGATATTGTTACTTATTATAGTGATGTAACAGTTCCTAACCCCACTTATATTCGCAAATATGTTGATGGTGTAGGTGTAAGATGGGATAAAGAGCCCGAAAACAATTGGTTAGAGGACCTAAAAAACTTGGATATATAGTATATACGTATAAGAGTAGGATTAGTGGAGGTACAAGCAACTTGAGCAGGAAATTAGAAGTTAATATTTATAGATATGGCAAAACATTACACAATAAAATTAGAAGACAAAGCGGCATTTTTTAACCACTTGCAAGCATTAAATATCAATATTGATAGTTTTGATATAACAGATAATAAACTTAATGGTACATTTGAGTTTACTGTTGAAGATCCCGAAACAATTAATACTATTAATACTGTTTTAAAGCGTTCACCTAAAATTAACCAGGTTAAAGAGCAACTTAAAGCAATGATTCGAGAAGAATTAAAAGCAATTAGAAATAAAGAGTAACCAAAAGTTACTCTTCTTCTTTGGAGGTGTAAAATATTTTTTGTAACTTCCACCTACGGTTGGTTTGAACGGGGAGACAGGAAGAAACGTGAATGGTAGCAGAGATTGCGGGGACGGGAATTATCGTATATTTATATATAAACATATATCACATGAGATACAAAAATAACGTATTAGACAAATTAGTACAAACAGAAGCGGTTGTAAATCGTATTCAAATTCAAGTAAATAGAAATGTACAACAAGATCAAATTCTTGAATCTATTGATCAATTGAAAGAAGCAATTGAAAGAGTTCGTGAAATGATTTCTGTTGAACCTGATGATTTAGAAAAACAATTTAGAGGATAATTTATGATTATAGCTTTATGGGTCGTATTGATCCACTTAATTGAATTAGCCATTATTGGGGCTATTTTGCTTGTAAGACGTAATAATGCTTTAGAAAAGGCATTTACTCAACAACAAGAATATATTGATGCAATAGGTATAATTGCTTCTGACGGTGAGGCGAGATTGAAAGAATTAGATTTACAAGGTGCATTCCAAGCAGATGATGAAGTTGGAACATTTTTCCAAAATTTAAAGGAAATACAAACACTTGTAAGTCAATTTAATACTCGTAAAAACTAATTTGGTTACGTTCCTTTCTTTTCGTATACTGTTATTAAACCTAAGATAATAACATGGCATATCCATATGAAGAAAACTACGACTACGATATTTTCGGAGACGATGATGAAACAATAGCGTTAACTAAACGCGGTAAACCTCGTAAACGTAAACCAAAAGAACCAAGAATTTATTTTACTCAAGATACTGAGGATGCTATCGTAGAATATCTTATTACTATCGATATGGCTGAACGTAATCGTATTTATAATGATCGTATTAAATACGGTTTTTATAAGTTAGCCGAAAATATTATTCATACGTTTAAATTCTATTATACTGATACTGATACAATTGAGGAACTAAAGCATGAAGTTATTACTTTCTTGCTTGAAAAATTACACTTATATAAGGCTGAAAAAGGTAAAGCATTTAGTTACTTCGGTACTATTGCTAAACGTTACCTTATTGTTTACAATGAAAACAATTATAAAAAGTTACAAGAAAAAGCTGATGTTGAAGACATAGATGAAGATAAAACTCATTTACATGAATCAATGGATGCTATTGATGAAATGCACTCTCCAAATCTATTCATCAACCAGTATATAATGTATATTGACAAACACATTCACACTTTATTTCCAAAACAACATGATGCTCAGACAGCAGATGCTATTATTGAATTATTTCGTAAGCGTGAAACGCTAGAAATATTTAATAAAAAGGCTTTATACATTTATATTCGTGAAATGACAGATGTATCTACCCCACAGATAACTAAAATTATTAAAAAGTTAGATATACTACGTACTCGTTTATATAATGAGTATTATGATCATGGGTATATAAAGATTTAATTATTCATATTTATTGATAAACGCATTCTATGGCTAATTTTGATGATGTAACCGTATTTGACGGTATGTCTTTATCGGATCTATTTAAGAAAATACATAAGAATAATAAAGATATTGATAAACAAATAGGTGAATTTATTGATACTATGAAACCTATGGCAACATCTAACGCAGGTTCTGCGGTAATGTTAATGCCTACTGTTAAAGACTTGATTGATGTTAATGTAAAAAATAATGAACAGTTAATTAAAATGGCAGCTATAGCACAACGTGCATCAACTGTTAATGCTAATTCTGGTCAAGATTTAATTGATATGGATGAAATTAATGCTTTATTAGAAGAACAAAAAGCAATACAAGATGAGGGACAAAAGTTACTAAATCAAACACCTCCACCTCAACAATTACAATACGAAACTACTAAGTAATGTCTTTATCAATTAAAACAGGAGTTGGTTCTTTAACGTCGGGTATAAGTAGACCTATGAGTCTTCCTTCTCAAAAATCCTCTTTAAAAGCTGGTAAAGTATATGGTGTTGTAACAACTAAAAACTCACCTACACCAAAGCAATTTAGTAGAGCAGGTGAATATGGAGGAATGGGAAGTGTATTATTTATTGATTATGATAATGCTAAAAATACTCCTGGAGACAATACAGATAATTTTCTTGATACTTGTGAAATAGCAAAACCATTATTACCTAATATTAGCCATTACCCCTTATTAGGTGAATTAATATACATTTTAGATCTACCATCGCCAGCAGCTCAAATCTCTTCCAATTCAACTCAGAAATATTATCTTACCTCTATTAATTTATGGGGTGATAAACAAACTAACTCTTTAACAACGGCTACAAATACTTCTTTAGGTAAAACTTTTGTTGAAAATCCTATAGTTAGAAATTTATTAAGTTTTGAAGGTGATTATATAATACAAGGTAGAAGAGGAAATTCAATTCGATTTAGTAGTACTGTAAGATCAGCCTCAGATAAAAATGAATGGAGTACTGTAGGAAAAGAAGGTGATCCTATTGTTATTATTTCTAATGCTCACAATTATAATAAAGATCAAGATTTTTATCTTGAAAAAATAAATGAAGAAGGTGCTTCTATTTACTTAACTTCTTACCAAAGTATTCCTTTAAAAATTAATGTAAAAGATCCTATTAATCCTTTTACTATGCCAATGTTTAATTATTATCAAAATCCTCAAGTAATAATAAACGCAGATAGAGTAGTATTAAATTCTAAAAAAGATGATGTAATGATATTTGCAAAATCTAATATTGAATTAAGTACAACGGATATAATTAATTTAAATGCAGGTGAATATATACATTTAAATGTAAAAGAAGACAATCCAACACAATCAACTCTATTAAATCTTAAGCCAAAAATATTTTTAGGTACATCTTTTGGAAATAAATTACCATCAGAACCTTTACTATTAGGAAATCAAACTAAAAACTATCTTTTAGATTTATTAAAAGTATTAGATATATTTGCTATTAAACTTACTGCTGCTTCTTCTACACCTCAAGGAAGTCCCTTAGCTGATGTACAAGCAGCCGCAAGTGAACTTAATACTAATCTTGCACGTTTTTATAATAATCTTGAAAAATTATCATCTAAATCAACTTATACTATATAATGGCACAATTACCTGGTGATAAAATAGCACAAGACTTATCTGAAGTTCCCCCTGGACAAACAACCTCTACATCTACTTCAGACACAAGTACATCTACTTCAGGTGATACAAAATCCAATGTATCTTCTTTTATCCCATCTAATATAAGTAATACTTTATCTCAAGTACAAAATCCAAAATCATTTGGAGAACAAATAGCTAATAATGCTAAACAACAAGTTGTTGGAGCTGTGTTAGGTATTGTAGGGAAATTAAAAGATGAAATTGAAAAAACTATTGGAGATAAAATTAAATTAGAAGTTGATCATGCTAATAAATTGATAGAAATAGCTTCTAAAGGTGTTTCTAAAAATACATATGATAGTTTTGGTAATCAAATTCAATTACCTCCTGAATTAACTCCAGAGGAAGTAAGAGATAATATAGCAGCAGAAAATGCTAGTTATGATGCTGCTAAAGTTATTGTTGATGCAAGATTAAAAGGATTGCAAGGTAGATTGCAGAACATAATTCTTGATCCCTATAAAAAATTAAAAGAAGATATTGCTAAGTTTAAAAAAGATGTTGAAGGTCAAAAGAATTTTAAAAACCGATTAAAATCTTTAGCAGATAATCAAAAATTAAGACAATTAGCTTTAAATATAACTAAAACTATAGTAGTAACTACTTCTAGTTTATTAACTCAAGAATTAATTAAAGTTATATCTGATAATGCTAATCTTCAAGAATTAGTTAATAAAACAAATGAAATAATAGATGCAGCAACTACAATAGACCAAATAAACCAAGCTAGAGTAGCTAGAAATGGATGTATCAATAAAATTAATCAACAAGAACGTAAGATTCAAGCTGCCTTAAAAGTATTAAATACTATAAATACAATATTACAAGTATTTAGTGTACTAGCAAGAGTATTAGAATTAGTACCAGTCGCGTCTCCTCTTGGTATTCTTTCCAAACCAGTAACTATATTATATACAAAAGCAAAAAATATTTTAGATGGTATCTCATCAGCTTTATGTATAATAATTCCTATATTGCAGGGAGCTATTTTTATTTTAGAAGATTTAAAAAGACAATTACGTGATATAAACACTAATTTAGAAGCAAAAACATTAGATTTATTAAGTGATGCTGATTTATTTGACTATTTAAACCAAATTAAATATTCTGGTAATGATCCTGCATCTTCTGGTATAACTCGTTTACCTGGAGAATCTGATGGAGATTATGCTAATAGATTACGTAATTCTGATGCTTTATTAGGTTTGTTAGCAGCACAAAATCCAAATGCTGATTCAAACACATTACAAAACATATTAAAAAATTCAAATTTATTAAACCTTTCAGGACTTGCTAATCAAATTACCCCACCATCCTCTAATTTAGGATCATATAAAGGATTTACATTCTTTACTAGGGAGGAAAATAATTCTAAATTTGTAGTTAGAGGAAATAAACGACATTATGTTGTAGCTGTTGATACTAAAAATATAGAACGAATAAAAAGTGATTTTTCATTTACATTAAACCCAACACAGTTAGTAAGTCAATTAAAGTTAGTTATTGACCAACAAAATTTACAAGGATAAAATATTTATAATTATGAACATTAAAGCATTTAAAAAATTAATTAAAGAAGCAGTAATCGATGCTATTCATGAGGAATTACCATACATTCTTGAAGAGCACATGGCTAAACAGGAAAAAAAGGCATTGCGCGAAAATCGCACAATGAACTTTACAAGTAATGACATCCAACCAGCTAATCCAGCAGTACGTAGCCAATTAGCAGAAAAAATGGGTACAATGTTTGGCATGGCTCCTCAACAACAATACCAATCAAAAGTACCTTTAGAGGTTATTCGTGATCAGGTAAATGAAACAACAGGTGAACCTGTAAACCCATACTTAGCATTTTTAGTTGATTCTGCCCAAAACATGACCCCTCAAGAAAGATCGGGTCTATCAAACTTAGGATAATATGCCCATACCTCAAACAATACGAGTAAATCCGTTAGATTTACAAAAGAATATTGTGATTGGGGTATCATTGCCTTTTAATGCACCTGGTGTATTTAGTAAGACTTATAGTACTAAAGACCAAATAAAATCAAATCTAGTTAATTTATTGTTAACTGATAAAGGTGAACACATAATGAATCCTGAATTTGGGGCTGATATAAGAAAATCGTTATTCGATAATATAACTGATTCAAGTATAGAACTATTAAAACTTAAAATAACAGACGCTATTAGTATCTTTGTTCCTGAAGTAATATTAGGAGAAATATCAGTTATTCCTGATATTGATTATAATACTTTAGATGTAACTATAAATTATCGTTTAGCAATTTCCAACACCCCTGATCAAGTAACAGTACAATTCATATAATAATGGCTCAAGAAAAAAATATATCATATTTAAATAAAGGCTTTAGCGATTTTAAAGCAAATCTTATAAATTACGCTAAAACTTATTTCCCAACATCATACAATGACTTTTCAGATGCTAACCCTGGAGCTATGTTTATTGAAATGGCATCTTATGTTGGTGATGTAATGTCATTTTATATTGATAATCAAGTTCAAGAAAACTTTTTACTGTATTCTAAAGAAAAGGAAAATTTATATGCTATGTCTTATGCTCTAGGATATCGTCCTAAAGCATCATATGCATCTTCTGCTACTGTTGATGTATTTCAACTTATGCCTAGTATCGTAGTTGATGGAGTATCTATACCTGATACATCTTATGGATTAATAGTTCCTTCAAATACAACAATATCATCAAGATCTACAGCTACTAAATTTTTAACAACAGCTCAAGTTGATTTTAGCGATACAGGAAGTGCTGAGATAACATTTTACGATGCTGACTATTTTCTAATTAGAAAATCAGTACCATCTATATCAGCTGAGATAAAATCTACTACTTTTACTTTTACTACTCCTCAAAAGTTTTCTAATGTTAGTATAAGTGATAGTAATATATTACAAATATTAGACATAACAGACAGTGATGGTAATAAGTGGTATGAAGTGCCCTATCTAGCTCAGTCTTCTATATTTGATAAAGTATCTAACCCAACTTCTACTACAGATAGTGTACCTTATTTATTATCTTTAAAACGTGTACCTCGTAGATTTGTATCAAGAATTTTATCTGATGGTACTTTACAATTAGAATTTGGAGCAGGTGTTTCTAATAAGTCTGATGAAAATATAATACCAACACCAGATAATATCAGATTAGGATTAGTACCAGGTATATCTAATTTATTAAGTAATTATAACCAAGCTTCTATATTCTATACTCAAGAGTATGGTTTAGCACCTTCAAATACTACTTTAACAGTAAGATATTTAGTAGGTGGAGGTATAACCTCAAATATACCTTCTAATGATTTAACAACTATAGATCTTTCAGGACTATATTTTAAATCAGGATACTCAGGTGGTTTATCTCAAACTATTAAAAACAGTGTAGTCTCAACAAACCCTGATCCTTCCTCAGGAGGTAGAAGTGGAGATGAAATTGAAGAAATAAGAAATAATGCTTTATATTCTTATTCTTCTCAATTACGTGCTGTAACTAAAAATGATTATATAATTAGAGCATTATCATTACCATCGGATTATGGTAGTATTTCTAAAGTATATGTTACTCAAGATCTAAACCAGAACTTACAACCATCTCTTTCATCAACCCCAACTTCTAATCCTTTATCTTTAGATATGTACGTTTTAGCTTATAATTCTAATAAACAATTAGATATAGCTACAACTACATTAAAGCAAAATTTAGCAATATATTTGAATGAATATAGAATGGTTACTGATGCTCTTAATATTAAAAGTGCTTTTTATATTAACATAGGAATAAACTTTGACATTACTATAATAAGCGGGTTTAATAACCAAACAATAATATCTAATTGTATATCAGCATTGCAAAGTTATTTTAATATAGAAAAATGGCAAATAAATCAACCAATTATTATATCTGAAATGATGACTACTCTTTTACAAGTAAAAGGAGTACAATCAATAGTTAAACTTGAAATTGTTAATAAACAAGATCCATCAGGTACATCATATTCAGAATTTGCATATGATATCCCAGGGGCTACTAGAAGTGGAAATATTTATACATCAGCAGATCCTTCAATATTTGAAGTTAGATATCCTAACAATGATATACAAGGTAGAGTTGTTACATATTAAAAATAAAAACTTATGAATTTAGAAAAATTAAAAGGACATGTTCCTGATAAAGTTATTGAACAGATTCCAGCAGTGATGGAAAAGTTTCAAATTAATACTCCATTGCGTTTAGCTCACTTCTTAGCACAATGTGGTCATGAATCAGGTGGATTTAGATTAACAAAAGAAAACTTAAATTATAGTGCTAAAGGTTTAATGGGCATATTTAAAAAGTATTTCCCAACTGAAGCTTTAGCTAAAGCATACGAACGCAAACCAGAAAAAATTGCTAATAAAGTATATGGTAGTAGAATGGGGAATGGTCCCGAAGCGTCTGGTGATGGTGCTAAATTTTGTGGTCGTGGTTATATTCAACTAACAGGTAAAGACAACTACACTGCATTTGGTAAATCAATTAATGAAGATATGGCAGTGAATCCTCAAGCAGTGGCTGACAAATACGCATTATTGTCTGCTGCTTGGTTTTTTAACAAAAATGGTTTACATAAAATGGCAGATGGTGGTGCTACTGATGCAGTTGTTACGTCTATCACTAAACGTGTTAACGGTGGTACAATTGGTTTAGCTGATCGTATCAAACATTTTAAAGAATATCACGCACTATTAGCGTAAAATAGTTTGGTAGTTACCATATTTATATGTAGTAATTACTAACTATGGCAATTTATAAAATATTCCCTGAAAAGAGTGCTACTCTATATTCATTCTATCCAACACTTAATACTGGTTTAGATGAAATATTAGAGATTAGTACTTTTTATACTATTAATGATACTAATGAAGTATCACGTGCTATCATAAAATTTCCTACTGATCAAATTAGTCAATCTTTGGCTAGAGCTGTTGGTAAATCTTTTGATGCTTATTTAAAGTTATATTTAGCTAATGCTTCTTCAATTCCTTTAGATTATACATTAGATTGTCATCCATTAGCAGGAAGTTGGAGTATGGGTACTGGTAGATTAGGTAATTCACCTTCCACAACAGATGGTGTTAGTTGGCAATATAGAGATGGAATAGATGGTGCCTCAACATGGCCTGTGGGAAATGGAATTACTAGTTCTTATAGACCTGGTGGTACAGCAGGTGGTGGTTCATGGTGGACAAATTTTGTTTATTATACATCTCAATCATTTACTAATTCTACTTCTAAGGATATAGAAATTAAAGTAACTAGTGCTGTAACAGCTATAAATGAAAATTCTATTGCCAATGAAGGATTTATAATTAAAAATTCCTCAGCAATTGAATTTAATGCTTCTTCTTCCAAATTTGAATTAAAATATTTCTCAGGTAATACACATACTATTTATCCCCCATGTCTAGAAATTAGATGGG